ATGTGAATGCCTAGAGTAAGTTTCTGTATTCCTACTCATGACGGTAATGCAAAGTGTCAACAATATTTGTTTGATATATTCTATGCTCTTGCCAATCAAACATGTAAGGATTTCAATGTATGGATATCAGATCACAGTAAGTCTGATAAAATACTAAAAGCGTGTCAGGAGTATGCCGATGTTTTCGAGATCAATTTTGTTAAGAATACAAATAAGTTTGGCAACATTTCTGCTAACACTAATCATGCATTACGATGTGCTGACGGGGACATCCTAAAGGTTTTATTCTCTGATGATTTTATTTTGACAAAAAATTTAGTGTCAGAATTAGATAAAGCATTTGTATCAGATACATCATGGGCAGTCACTGGTTTTGCTCACACATATACTGATGGGCAGCAGCATTACAATCCAAAGATTCCTGTATATAATGATAGATTATTGGAGGGAATCAACACTCTTAGTTCTCCTTCCATTCTTGCACTCAGAAATGGAATTGATGAGTATTTTGATGAGGAATTGACCATGCTCATGGACTGTGATATGTATTATAGACTCTATAAATATCACGGAGAACCAGTTGTTCTTAAGGATATACATATATCTAACAGAGAACATCAAACTCAAACTCAAAGGACTTACGATCACCTCTTACCAGAGGAAATTGAATACTTGAAAGTAAAACATTCATCATGACTATAGGATTCAACCACTTAGGAAGACATGGAAGACTGGGCAACCAGATGTTCCAGTATGCAGGGTTACGTGGTATCGCTGCACATCGTGGTTTTGATTTTATGATACCAGAGAGTGACTTCAACGACGAGTGGACAGACCACCAGTTATTTGAAGCATTCAAACTAAAAAATCTGACAAACATAGGTGTGTGTCCTGGTACTTACGTACAGGAGGCACACTTTCATTTTGATGAGAATCTTTTCAACAATATGCCTGACAATCATAATGTCTATGCATACCTACAGAGTACAAAATACTTTGACCATATTGAAGAGAGTATACGAGAGGATTTTGAGTTCAAAAATTCCATCTATATACCCTGTAAGGAAATGATGGATACTTTGGATGCTCCTATCGCATTACATGTGAGAAGGGGAGACTACATTCAAAACTGTGACAATCACCCACCTTGCCCCAAAGAATATTATGATACTGCACTGTCAAAGTTTGATAACAATCGTACAGTGGTTGTTTTTTCTGATGATCCTAAATGGTGTAGTAGTGAGTTCCCTGATGACAGGTTCCTTGTCTCAGAAGGTGGTGACAATCTTACAGACCTGTGCATGATGTCTATGTGCAGTGACTTTATAATCGCCAACTCCTCATTCTCTTGGTGGGGCTCTTGGTTATCACAAAATCCAGACAAGAGAATAATCGCACCTAAGAAGTGGTTCGGAACGGGATACACTTCTGCTCATGACACATCCGATTTGTATTGTAGTAACTGGGAGGTAATCTAATGACGGATAAGATTGATGCTGAATTGGTAGCATCGACTGAGAGAACTGATGTTTTGCAACCAGAGTTTAAGAATCAACACTGGGACTTATCAGACTGCACTTTTATCATTCCTCTACGTATTGAGTCTAGAGATAGAATGAGAAACATAATCACAACGTTGATATATCTTCTCAGAAATTTCAAAACAAACGTTATAGTAAAAGAAGTAGATAAAGAATCTATCTTCAAGGAATCTGTGCAACCTGCACTGGAGGAAGCCTTGAAAGATTTTCAGTTGGAAGGACTCACCCACATATTTGAGCAGTCAGACGAGTACACCTTCCACAGAACTAAAATTATTAATGACATGTTATGGATGGTGAAGACACCATACGTAGCAAACTATGACTGCGACATTTTATTACCTAAAACTTCCTATGCTTATGCAATCAATTTGATAAAGAATGGTTTTGAGGATGAAGAAGGTAATAGACAATATCCTAAAGTTGTGTATCCTTATGGTCGAGGTCAGTATCAAGCACAAATCACAGCAAGTGATGCAGAAGTTTCTAATTTTATGAACAATGAATTCAGTTTTGAGGAGTTCAAAAATTGGAGAGCATATGATGCTAAGTTTGGTTTTGTACAGTTCTTTGACACCGAGGAATATAAAAGATTGGGTGGTGAGAATGAAGGATTTGTAGCATATGGATATGAAGATGATGAAAGACACTATAGATTTAATACGCTATCATTTGTAGTGAGAATGAATGAAAGAATTTTTCACCTTGAACACAGTAGATCCAAAAACTCATGGTTCAATAATCCTTACATAGAGGACAATAGGAAACTATGGGAAAAGTTAAAGTCTTGTAGCAAGGAAGAACTCCAAGTTTATTATGATCATGTCAAGTATGCAAAACTCAGAAGAGCTATCCCAGTTACGGGACAAGAATAAATCTGTTCACAAATTAGCAGGGTTTCCAAAAGTGCTGTGGATCAATCTTGATAGGTTTCCTGATAGGAAAACCTACATGGAGGAACAGTTCAAACATTGGGAACTACTTGACCATCATCGTATCTCAGGTATTGATGGTATAGAGTATGAAGAATATTTGAAGGGCACTGTCCCTGATAATATGAACTCAGGAGAGTGTGCTTGTGTCATGTCACACTTGAATGCCATTAAGTATTTTGTAGAGGAGACTGATCTTGATGAGATAATTATCATGGAGGATGATGTTGATCTGGACACTGCAAAACATTGGAGTTTTACATACAAAGAAGTAAGAAAAAGACTGCCAATAAATTTTGACTGTTTACAATTGACAATCATAAATCCTAATGGTATAACTTTAAAACTACATCATAGATTTATAAATGACTTTTCTGCTGCTTGCTACCTTATTACTCGTCATCATGCAACTAAACTTCTCAAACTTCACCAGAGAGGATCGCAGTGGAAAATCGACCAAAACATCAGACCAAGAGCAGTCTCCGAAGACTTGATTCTTGATAGTGGTAAATCATATTCCACACCCCTGTTCAATTATAGATTAGACATGGGATCTGCTATTCATGAAGAACACATTGATATCTTTCATAAGAGTAGTAACAATGCTCTCTCAGATTTTTGGAGAGAGAATGGTGCAGATGTAAAAGTTGATGAGGTCATGCAATTAGACGAGTATTGTGGTAGAATACCACCATCAGTATATTTTAATCAAGCAAAAGAGGAACAACAAAATGCCTGAAGTCGTGCTTCCAGAGGATGAACAGACACCTAAAGCAGGTGCTGCTGCAGAATCACAACATAATATACCTGAACCTCCAGAAAATAGAGATCTTGTTATGGAAGATCTTGATGCCATAGGTGTATTCAAAAATGCTATTCCAAGAGATATATGTAGAGCAGTGATATCATCGTTTGAGATGTGGTACTCTAGAAAATATATTGTTAATGATTCTGTGGTACATACAACTCTTACTGAAAATGAAGGTAAAAATGATGTTGTAGTCTCACTTGATTCTGGTATGGATGGAACGAGACAATTTCCAAAAGGATTACTTGGAAGAAAAGATACACAATTATTTTTAGAGGTGCATGATGAGGCGATGGCACATGCACTTGCAAGATGGTTAGGTGACTGCTTCAAAATTTATACTGACACATATAAAGGTATAATAGAGGGAGACCCTTTATCATCAACGACATATAAGGTTCAGAAAACACCACCTGGTGGTGGTTATCATGTGTGGCATTGTGAAAACAGTGGATTCATGTATAGAGATCGTGTTCTCACATGGATGGTTTACCTCAATGATATTCCTATGGAAAATGGAGGTGCTACTGACTTCTTACATCAAAAACTTTCATTGCAACCAACAGCAGGTACAATTGTTTTTTGGCCAGCATCATATACACACATGCATCGTGGTGCATTTTTGACAGGTGATATTGACAAATACATTGCAACAGGGTGGTTCAATAGAGAAGCACCAAGAAATTGATAATATTCACTACGAATATAAACGCTTATGATAACATCCCCGATCATTATTATGATGGGGATGTAAAGTATGTGATGTTTTATGATAAACCAATAGAGCAGAAAGGTAAATGGGAATTTATAAAGTTAGATTGTAAGTATGATCATCCTGTATTGAATGCCTATCATACCAGATGCAATTCACACCTATGGTTTGATGAACCTCATGTATGGATTGATGGTTGTTATACTATGACAGAGGAGTTCGTAAGAAACTCTAAGAAATTTTTAGATAAGAATGAAATAACCTTAATGCATCACCCTGATAAGAGATCATTTCTGAGAGAGATAATGAAATTGTTTAGGTGTGATTTTGTTCCAGAGGATCGTCTGATAAAATTTTGCAAGGATTTATATGGCATAGGTTTTGATCCAGAGTTTATGGATCACACAATCAATTGTTGTATATGGAGAAACAATACATCAAAGGTAAAAGAATGGAATGAAAGATACTGGTATTGGTATGAGCACTATCAATTATTTCATGGTTGTCAAATAACCAGTGCCATCGCTGAATGGGAGGTGTATGGTGAATTATTACCTAGAGTAGAATTACAAGTAGATCTATTCAAATCTACAAGAGCAAAAACATATCCACACTCATATACATTTACCAGCAATAAAGAAGAGAATGAATTCAAAAAGAAAGTATGTAATATAATGAACCTACCTGTCAGAGATAACTTACCATATTACTCTGGAGAGGAAATAGATGGACAACTTATTGTATATACATGTATAACAAATGAACATGATATACTACCAGCACATAGTTATTTTGATCCTGATGTAAGATATGTTTGTTTTCATGATGGAACAGTGGACAAGTCTGTCAAACAATGGGAATATATTGAATTGGATTTAGACATAGAAGATCCCAGAGATTATTCATACTATGTCAAGGCACATCCACATGAATTTTTTCCTGATAATTCTTACACAGTATGGGTTGATGGATGTTTTGTTTTGACCAAGCAATTTATTGATAATAGTATGAGATCATTTCCATTCAGTGTGCTTAGACATGGTGGCAAGTTTTCATATTATGATGAGATGTTGGAGGGATTTACTTGTGCATTTTTTGGATATGATGATGCTATAAATCTTTCTAAATCATTGAAAGAATCTGGATATAATTTTAAAGATTATTCAAGTCCACAATGCACAGTATTGTGGAGGAAGTTGACTGATGATATGAGGGTATTCAATGAGACATGGTATAAGTGGGGTAGTCGTGGATATAATCGTGACAATATTCCCTTTGATGCATCCATGCAATTTACAGGATTCATTCCAAAATTTTATGATGATAGAGACGACAGTGGTATTGAGTTAGGTTTTGTTAATAAGGTTGGTCGTAGAAAGAAACATCCACAACACGGGGATAAAAAACAATATCAATTGAAGGATAAATTTCTTGATGAATTGAAAGACATATCAGGTTTACCTAAGATTTGTGCGATATATAGAGAGCATGATTTCTACATGAAATACTATAATATAATATGATAATCTATACATGCCTTACTAATAATTACGTAGATCTTCCCACTCACATGCCATGTGGTGCTGAGTACTACGTATTTGGTGTAGATAATCCACCAGCACCATGGAAATCATTACCAAATCCAAAATTTATATCAGATCCAGTTAGACTGTCACGTTATCATAAGATATATTGTCCATTTGATGAGAGTGTATATGTTGATGCATCAAGACTTCACTTACTAAATGATAGTTTCATGGGTTTGTGTGAAGCTATATTGGAAGAAACAAATTTCTTTGTAATGCAGCACCCACATAAACATACTTACCTAGAGGAATGTGCAGAATATTATAATAGAGGATGGGTGGATGAAAAAACATTGATAGAATTTACACAGGAGATAAAGGAGTCTGGATATAAGTTTAATAAATTTTTCTCTCCTATGTGCACCATATTGATAAGAAGAAATCAATGGCACTTCAATGACCTATGGTGGGATTGGTATATCAAAGGTGGTGTACGAGATCAACTGTCTTTTTCTGTAGCATTACAATTATCAAAAACAAAATACGAGACTGAAGATGCTAGATCTTTCTTGAATAGATTCACAGATGCAGAACCTAATGGAATTTGGTGGAAGAATAGAACTGGTGATTACAAATATCATGAGGGAGGAGACCCAAGTGATTTGATTGATAAGTTATCAGTGATCACGGGTCTGAATAAAACTATGAGGTATCGTGCAGCGAGATTAAAAGAAACAGGGCAACTCATACTTGGTGATAGATCAAAGTACTTTACAAAAAATGATCCTGTCTTAGATGTTATAAGTGGGTTATGATAATATACACATGCATAACGAATGGTTATGATGAACTACCTGATGAAAATTACTATGATCCAGATGTAAAATATGTTTGCTTTACTGATGGTAGTATAAAACATAAAGATCCATGGGAGTTTAGAAATATACCTATTGAGCATGAGTGTCCAAGAAGACTATCTGCATATCCAAAAATCAATCCTCATAAAGTTTTCCCAATGGGAAGTAAAACTGTATGGATTGATGGTTGTTATATTATGACTAAGAAATTTGTAAAAGAATCGAAAAGAATATTATCCCAAAGTTCTTTTACTATCATGAGACACTGTGAGAAATTCTCCTACATGGATGAAATACTTGAGGGATTTCTTGCATCTATGAATACATTTGAGGATCAAGTTATCATTACTAAATTTTTAAAGGAAAAGGGTTTCAATTTTTATAAGTATTCAAGTCCCGTTCTTGGTGCCATATGGAGAATTTTATCTGAAGACATAGTAAGACTACATGATCTGTGGTGGGAGTGGTCATTAATAGGACCTAATAGAGATCAATTATCTTTTGAAGGAGCAAGACAATATACTAAAACAAAAATAGATTATATCGAAGATGGTTGGTTAGATCCTAGAGATGGTAAGAGTGCAGGTAGTGTAGGTGTTGTATTTGGAAGTGGTGGTAAAAAATATAGAAGAAAAAGACATCCACAAGCAGGTCACATGGAGCAGTACAAGGAGAGAGATAAAATATTAGATGAGATAAGAAAAATTACTGGTATGCA